GCGCAAAGCAAGATGTCTATTCAGGAACTACTAACATCTTCGGATCTGTGCATTAGCTGGGCAGCGTCCAAGTGCCCTAATCTTGACGAACCCCGGAAGGTGGGCCAGTTTTTACGAAAGGCCCAAGGCCCCTCGTGGTTTCCCCTTGTCGACCCGGATATTCCTGATCAAATCGGGACTATCCAAGAAGACGAGGAGTTATACGAGAAGCCTCTTCGCGGGGGTCTGAGACAAGAGATCCTGACGCCTTTGGCTAAGCTGTGGGCACCGCTCAAGTTTAAGTCGGATGGCTACTCATGGTGGAGTTGCCTTTTCCGACTTTATCTACTACGCGGTTTGGCGGAATGGACGATCGACACCTTTGGTGATAAAGTCCTCAGCATTTCTGCTATTGACACTATCGCCTTTTGGTGTGATTTGCCAGACGACAGGTTGTTGAAGATGACGAAAGTCACCCTCGCAAGTCCTGTCGCAGAGCTAATCAGCGACCTTCCAATTCCGTGGCCATGGCCAGAAACCAGACGGGTTATCTGGCCAGTCCATGGTGCTTGGTTTAAGTTTGTTAGGACCCGACTCCACGGATGCACGAAGCCTAACGTGGCATCACTCTATAGTCTTCTTATGGTCAAGAAGGCCTGCTTTAAGGCGCCACCAAGTTTCATCATCAAAACTATGGTGGATCATTCTAAAGCCTTATCGGAGGAGTCTGCGGACCTATGGAGCCTACATGAAGAAGCACGAGTGGGCCTGGCTCCGGGTAATTTCCCGGCGAAACAACTCGAACATATTCGTAGTGTTTTCGCCCGCCTCTGGAAGGGGATTAATATCTCTATGCTAGAGAAGGGTGGAAACCTGCTCCTCTACGAACCGTCTTCGGGCGCCTGTCTACAAGAAACTAGGTCGACAGGGGGTCAGGCTGAGTGGGTGTCAGGGCGTATGTTACAAGATGATGAATACTTACGCCAGGGGGAAATGTATCTCCCGAGAACGGGTAGAGTTTATTCTTTTAAGAACCCGTTAGCCTCACTCAACGGAATGGTTGAGGTGGCACCTGGGGTGGTCCACTAAATTCGTGGTCCCCACACCTGCCTCTCAACAATCTGGAAAAATCTCGCTCGAGCGCACGCCGTTGAGTATTCTACTCAATGCGTGTTACCATGTAAGGTGCGGAGTCTCTCAGATATCGCACTTGCCAAGTTACTTGGCAGGTCCGATCCCTTGCCGCAAGTGCCTCTTAATGCTAGAACAGCAAAGAAGAAGGCACCTGAACCGCTTACGTGTGTGGTTGGGCCGGTGCTTGAACCTTTGAAGTGCCGACTTGTGACAAAGGGGCCAGCAGAGGAATACTGGCTGGTTAAGGGTCTCCAAAAGACCCTATGGGCCCATGTCCAGGCCAAAAGCGCTTGTTCGCTTATTGGAAGGCCTATTTCAACAACGGACATTTCAGCCGTTGTTGAAGGCTCGTCGAAATATTTCTGGGTCGAGCAACATTTTGAGCCAATGGAACTTGTTTCCGTTGACTATGAGGCTTCCACTGACCATATAGAGGGAGGCATCACTATGCTATGCCTCTCTGAGGCCATTGATGCCCTCTATAAAGCAGGTTCAGAATTCTGCGCTCCTGGGTCTTTATTCAGGAGAGTTGCAGAGTCTGTTTTGGCTAATCATGAGATCCAATACCCAGAGATGGGCGTTGGGTCCCCTGATACCATTCTGCAAACACGTGGTCAGCTTATGGGCTCCCCGCTCTCTTTCCCTATCCTCTGCGCCATTAATTTGGCGACTTATTGGTGCGCATTAGAGGATTATATTGGGAAGAGGGTGCCGTTAAGGGAGCTGCCTGTTCGTGTGAATGGGGATGATATGTTATTTTATGCCCCGCGATCATTCACACGATTATGGACATTATACCGTAATTTTGTTGGATTCCGCCCGTCAATCGGAAAGAACTATATTTCTAGCTCTTTTGCCGTATTGAATTCGCAATTATTTAGCGTACGGACGGACTTCATGTCATTCTCAGCGTTTGGGGGGAAGCGACCTACCTGGGCGCAGATCGAAGAAAGCCCGGATCGTTTTGATATTAAACGGGCATGGAGAGCTGACGTGAAGTGGCTCCAGGTTCCAAATTGGGGCCTCCTTGTAGGACAAACAAAATTGTCCCACTCTAACGGTATTGTGGACGGATATTCCCAGTCCGTCCATTTGATGAAGAACCAGAAACGCGGTCACCTCCGCTGGTTGCATTACAATATGCAGTCAGTTAAACACTATACTCAGAATGGG